GGAGCAGTGTGTGTTGGACGTGAGAGCTATGTACAATTCGGTACCACTCAGGATAACTCGTCCACTGACATTTGAGCAAGCTATTAAGGGAATTGACGGGCATCCGCACATTAAGGGGATATCGCGTAAAAGTTCACCAGGTTATCCGTGGATACATATGCGAGAACATGGAGCTGGAAAGGAACAATGGCTCGGAAAAGGAGACGATTGGATTTTAGATGATCCTATGGTGTTGAAGAGATTTGATGAACGTATTAGCTTAGCGAAGAAGGGTGTGCGTATGCCAACGATTTGGGTTGACACACTAAAGGATGAGTTGCGTGATCTGGAAAGAGTTAAACTTGGTAAAACACGACTATTTTCAGTCGGTGAGATGACATTTAACATCGCGATTAGACAGTATTTTCTTCCGGTTGTGGCTCATTTGATGGAGAATCGAATTGATTTTGAGACGTGTGTTGGCACCAATCCATATTCCCAAGATTGGGATCGTATTGCTCGTAGGATTAAGAGGAAAGGTGGAAAGGTTTTCGCTGGTGATTTTGGGAATTACGATGGATGTCTTCTTGGCGAATTGCTATGGGCTGTTTGTGATATTTTGACCTCGTTGTTGGATTTGACACCTGAGGAGCGGTTGATTTGTTATGTGTTGTTTTGCGAGATTGCGCATTCGAATCATTTGCTCTTTGATACAGTATATGGTTGGAATCACTCGCAGCCTAGTGGTAATCCATTGACGGTTATTATTAATTCCATAATTAATTCACTTCTTATTCGTTATGTTTGGCTTTCAATTATGTTGGGAACTCCTTATGAGGGTCTCAAAAGATTTCACGAATTTGTTGATACTGGAAATTTTGGAGATGATAATTGGGTTGGTGTAGCTGATGAGGTTGCTCATCTTTTTAATATGCACACAGTTATGTTAGCTTTTGCGAAGATCGGTTTTACATACACGGACGAGATGAAGAATGATGTGACGCCTCTTTTTCGAACTTTAGAGGAAATCAAATTTTTAAAGAGATCTTTTGTTTTTGATTCGGATTTGATGAAGTGGAGGGCTCCCCTTTCCTTGCCGATCGTATTGGAGATGTCGCAGTGGGTTCGAGGTAAGGATGATCACCATTCCTTGTGCTCGACTATTATGGAGATGGCAGCGTATGAGTTGGCGCAGTATGATGAGGATACTTTTGATGAACATATGAAGGATTTTCAGAAAGCGGGGCGACTCCTCCGCCGCTTTAGGCCAAAATTTGAGACGTATTATACATATCAGAGAATGGATGGGAGTAGGTATTGCCTGATGCCTTGGGTTTAGAATAGGAATGCTTAATTATCCAGTTTTGCTGTGGTGCTTGCAGGTTGGCGCTTGGTTCGAAAGAATTCAGTAGATTTGTAAGTGCTCATTACGCCGGTCAGCGGAAACAATGGCCAGTTCTGGGTGAAGCGGGTTCTGATGTCTGTGAAGAGGTTGAAGAGCAATTCTCTGCTACGGTGCGGAGGTAAAACTATCCCGTGTAGTGTGAAGCTATTCGTGTTACACGACTTCAAAAATAACAAAAATATTTGTTTATCCCAATTGGAAGCTTTGTGAGGATTAGAGTGTTAGACTCACTCACATTGAGTCCCCGGTTGGTTTATCTTCGTATTATGTTGTTTTACTTGGATAAGTAGTTAGC